AGAGGTATTATGCAAGGTTTGTGTAATGCAAACAGTTTGATTTTCAAAGACGAGAATCTTCACTGTGACTTTGCAATTCACTTGGTTAATAATCACTTGGAAACTAAACCATCAGAAAAAAGAATCAAAGAAATTCTATTGTCTGCATTGGAGATTGAAAAAGAATTCATTACTGAATCATTACCTGTTTCACTTATTGGTATGAACTCCAATCTTATGAAACAATATTTGGAATTCGTTACTGATGGATTGTTGGTTAAGTTTGGATGTAAAAAAGAATTCAATGTTGAACAACCATTCAAGTTTATGGAACAAATTGCAGTTGAAACAAAGGGTAACTTCTTTGAGTCAAGAACAATGGAATACCAAAAAGCTAAACTAAATGAAGAGTTATCATTTGATTCTGATTTTTAATTTAATATTTTTATATCTATGATGTCATTAAAAATAAAAAAGAGAGGTGGGGAAGATGTTGCATTTAATCCTCAAAAAATTTATAACAGAATTAAAAGAGCTGCGAAAGGGTTAACCGTAAACTCTGACGAAATATTCATTAAGGTGATTACATCAGTACCAACTGAAGGTAACATAACAACAAAAGAGTTGGATAAACTTGTGTATGAAATTGCTGCGGCGTATACAGGTAGTCACTATGACTATTCAAGACTTGCATCATCAGTTGCTATTTCATCGTATCACAAAGAGACCGACCCAAGTTTTTCTAATGTAATGCACACATTACACGTTGATGGTGTAGTTCACGATGATTTGATGGCAAAGATTGAAGAGTATGGTCCGTCCAAGATTGACGAAGTTATCAATCATGAAAATGATTATAATTTTGATTACTTTGGTTGGAGATCATTACAAGAGATGTACCTATTGAAAACACCTAAAGGAAAAGTTATCGAAAGGCCACAACATATGTACATGAGAGTCGCGTTGTGGGTAACAAATACTTTTGAAGAAGCGGTCGAATACTATGAGTCATTGTCAAGTCAACGTATTTCCAAGGCGACACCAATTATGATTAACTCAGGAACAAAAGTTCCTCAGTTGGCGTCATGTGTATTACACTACAATAACTCCGATTCTAGAGATGGATTGTTGAAAACTTTGAATGATATTTCAACATATTCATCAGACGCTGCAGGTATTGGATTATCGATGTCTAACATCAGAAGTAAAGAAAGTCGAATTACATCTTCAGGTGGATTTGCGGGTGGTTTATTGAAGTACTTGAAGATTGTTAATGAATCACTAAGATTCTTTAATCAACAAGGAAGAAGACCTGGTAGTGCTGCAATCTATTTAGAACCATGGCATAAAGATATTTTCGACTTGTTGGATATCAAAAAGAATACAGGTGCTGAAGAATTGAGAGCGAGAGACTTATTCACAGCATTATGGATTCCTGATAACTTCATGAGAGCGGTTAAGAATAATGAAGATTGGTACTTATTCTGTCCTAACGACATTATCAAAGCTGGTATCAAACCTTTACAAGAGTGTTATGGTGAAGAGTATGAACAAAACTATCGTAAGGCGGTTGACTTGGGTATTGGTCGTAAGGTAAAGGCTCAAGAAGTATGGAGTAAAGTAATTGAATCTCAAATTGAGACGGGTGTTCCCTACTTGTGTGCTAAGGATAGTGCCAACAAAAAAACGAATCATCAAAACATTGGTGTGATTAAACAATCTAACTTATGTAATGAAATTTATCAGTACACTGACGAAAAAACTACTGCGATTTGTACCCTATCTTCAATTGTGTTGAAAAACTTTATTGTTGATGGTAAGTTTGATTATAACCTTTTAATCCAAGAAGTAAGAAAAGCGGTAAGAGCGTTGAATAATGTTATTGATAAAAACAATTATTCTACAGAAAAAGGTCTTAAGGGTGGTCTTGAACAACGAGCAATTGGAATTGGGGTTCAAGGATTGGCTGACGTATTCTGTCTTATGGATTATGTTTTCACTTCAGATGAAGCTAAATCATTGAACAAGAATATCTTCGAATCAATTTATTTTGCCGCAGTCACTGAGAGTAATGACTTGTGTAAGAAAGGTATTAGAAAACCTTATGAGTTCTTCAAAGGTTCTCCAATGTCAAAGGGTATTTTCCAATTTGATATGTGGGGTCTTAATGATTCTGATTTATTCTTAGATTGGGAAACATTGAAAAAAGATGTTCAAGAATATGGTGTTTGTAATTCATTGTTCACCGCTCAGATGCCAGTTGCATCATCAGCTAAGATTACAGGTTCATTCGAAATGACTGAACCAGCTCACTCGGCGTTATTCAATAGACGAGTTGTAGGTGGTGAAATTATGATTGTGAACAAATACTTGATTAATGATTTTGAGAAGATTGGTATTTGGTCTGAGGATTTGAAAAATGAAATCATTTTGAATGAAGGGTCAATTCAAAATATTAACTTCAATCAGTATCTTGATGTTGAAGATAAAAACTACAACAAAAAAGTTAAAAGGATTGAACACTTGATTCCGAAATACAAAACTATTTGGGAGATTTCACAGAAAGAATTGATTAATATGGCGGCAGACAGAGCACCATTTGTTGACCAATCTCAATCAATGAACATTTATATGTCAAATCCGACATTGTCAAAGATTACTTCATCACATTTCCATTCATGGGAAAAAGGTTTGAAAACTCTTTGTTATTATGTTAGAACAAAGGCAATTTCTACAGGTGCTAAACACTTAGCATTGGATATGTCAAAGGTACAAAAACCAAAACCTGTTGTAGAAGTTCCAAAGGTTGATTACAGTAGTATGAATTTACCACCAAAACCTGAAGGAATTGAAATCGAATGTTTCGGTTGTTCTTCGTAATTAAATAATTAATCCCGATATATATCGGGATTTTTTATTTCGGGCTATTTATAAGGAAAAACAAGGGACTTATATTTATCTTTATGGCGAACGGAGTTACATATGGTATTAATTTTCCATTCAGAGATTCTAGACGAGGTGATTTTTTAGAACTTACTCAGTTAGAAGCTCAACAGGTAAAATCTGATTTAATTCACTTACTTTTAACAAGGAAGGGAAGTAGATATTATTTACCTGAATTTGGTACTAGATTATACGAATTCTTATTTGAACCATTTGATGGTTTGACTTTTGACGCAATTCAATCAGATATAAGAGACGCGGTTCAACAATTTATGCCGAACCTTTTATTAAATCAGATAACAATTACACCAGCAGACCCAATGGAGGAAGTTGATACTATGATAGGTGAAAATACTATTGGTACAAGTGAATCTCCAATTTACAGATTACCGGGAAAAGGTACCTCAGAATATACTGCAAAAATTAGAATAGATTATTCAAATAACAGATCAAGCTTTGCTCAAAGTGATTTTGTTATTATTAATATTTAATATAGATGGCAAATCGTAAAATTTCATATACAACCAGAGATTATCAGGGAATAAGAACTGAGTTACTTAATTATGTCAGGACATATTATCCTGAACTAATACAAGATTTTAATGACGCATCTGTATTCTCAGTATTTTTGGACTTGAATGCTGCGGTTGCGGATAACTTACATTATCACATTGATAGGAGTATCCAAGAAACAGTACTACAATATGCTCAACAAAGATCTTCAATATATAATATTGCAAGAACTTATGGATTGAAACTACCTGGACAAAGACCATCAGTATCTTTAGTAGATTTCTCAATTACGGTACCAGCCTTCGGTGATAAAGAAGATGAAAGATATCTTGGAATTTTAGCCAGAGGGTCACAAGTTTCAGGAGCGGGAATTGTTTTTGAAAATATATATGATGTTGATTTCACTTCACCATACAATGCCCAAGGATTTCCTAATAGACTTAAGATACCTAACTTCAATGCCAATAACGTATTAGTAAATTATACAATTACTAAACGAGAGTTGGTTGTTAACGGTATTACTAAGGTTTTCAAAAGAGTTATAACACCAAATGATGTTAAGCCATTTTTTGAATTATTTCTACCTGAAAAAAATGTGTTGGGTATAACAAGTGTTTTACTTAAGAGTGGAACTGATTATACCAATATTCCAACAACTGCAGAATTTTTAGGGGTATCTAATAAGTGGTATGAAGTAGATGCTTTAGCTGAAGATAGAGTCTTTATTGAAGATCCAACAAAAGTATCCGACCAACCAGGTATTAAAGTTGGTAGGTATATTCAAACACCAAATAGATTTATAACTGAATATACACCTGAAGGATTCAAAAAATTAACTTTTGGTGGTGGTACAAATACAGCACAAGATGCTCTTGACCAGTTCACGACATTAGGAGCAACAATAGATTTACAGAGATATTCTAACAACATATCTTTAGGGTCTGCATTAACTCCAAACTCAACTCTATTTGTACAATATAGAATTGGTGGTGGTTTAGGTACTAACTTAGGTACAAACGTTATCACTCAGATTGGCACCGTGTCTTTCTTTGTTAATGGACCATCCGAACTTACTAACTCTTCAGTAGTGAATTCTTTGAGATGTAATAACGTTACAGCGGCAATCGGTGGGGCGGGGTTACCGTCACTTGAAGAAATTAGAAACTACGTCTCATTCAACTTCTCAGCTCAAAAGAGAGCCGTTACAGTACAAGATTATGAGTCTATTATCAGAAATATGCCATCAGAGTTTGGTGCACCTGCCAAGGTTTCAGTTACTGAAAACAACAACAAAATTTTGATTCAATTATTATCATATGATACTTCAGGAAAGTTAACAAATATTGTATCAAATACCTTAAAACAAAATGTCGCGACGTATCTTTCTAACTATAGAATGATGAATGATTATATATCTATTCTTACGGCTGAGGTTATTGATTTGAGTATTGAAGTTTCTATTGTTTTAACATCAGCGCAGAATTCAGGCCAAGTTATTGCGGATGTTGTAGATAGAATTTCCGCTTACTTTAATCCACAAGTAAGGGAATTGGGGCAAAATGTTTATTTATCTGAAATTCAAAGTATTGTTCAAAATCAAAATGGAGTTCTAACTGTTTCAGGGATTAAAGTTTTTAACAATGTTGGTGGTCAGTATTCATCTGCGGAAACTTCTATGGAATATTCTAATCCTGAGACAAGAGAGATTCAACCAGTCAACTCAACAATTTTTGCACAACCATCACAGGTATACCAAATCAGATATCCAGGTAAAGATATTAAGGTTTCGGTTCAGAATTTCCAATCCACTACTTTCTCATAATCGGTTTATTATCCAACACTTTGGTTTATAATTTATAATGTGTGTGCTTTTAATTCTTAAAAATTACACATAAACTATTTATAAACTAAAGATATTACATGGGTGATTCATATAGAATTAAGACCGAACTTGGTATTAACAAATCAATTAATGTACAATTAGACCAAGAGTTTGAGTTCTTAGAAATACTATCTCTTAAAATACAACAAACTGATATCTACACAAGAAGTTGTGCGGACTATGGTGTTTTAGTGGGAAGAGTCACAGCAAATAACGGATTTGGTGTCCCAAATGCTAGAGTTTCAATATTCATCCCAATCGAACAGGTTGATGAATCAAACCCACTAATTACAAGTATATATCCATACAAATCTCCAAACGATAAGAACGATGATGGATATAGATATAATTTACTACCTTATACACCATCATATTCAAAACACTCTGCAACAGGGACGCTACCTTCAAAATCGGATGTTTTAACTGGTAGTACTACTGTTGAGATTTACGATAAGTACTACAGGTTCACTTCTAGAACAAATGATAGTGGAGACTACATGATAATGGGAGTTCCACTCGGAGAACGGACCATTGTGATGGATGTTGACCTTTCAGACATAGGTGAGTTCTCTTTAACGCCACAAGATTTAATTAGAATGGGTTTAGCAACTGAAGCACAAGTTGCGGGGAATAAATTTAGGTCATCTACTGATTTGAATTCCTTACCTCAAATTATTAATCTAACTAAAAATGCTGAAATTTCTCCTTTATGGGGAGACCCTGAAATATGTGACATATCAATCAATAGAGTAGATTTTGATTTACGAGATGATGCGAATGTAGATATCCAACCAACTTCAGTCTTTATGGGGTCAATGTTTTCTTCACCTGATAAATTCAGAATTAGACCTGGACTTAGACTATTTGGTGAAACATTTGGAGGTTGTAAACCCAAAGATAATATGGGTAATTTGTGTGGGCTTACTTCAGGACCTGGTCAAATATTAGCAATAAGACAAACAATACAACAAGATGAGGATGGTAATCCTGTATTAGAGGTTTATGAGTTAGAACAAGCGGGTAATGTAATCGACGGGGATGGGACTTGGTTAACGGAACTACCAATGAATTTGGATTATGTTGTGACAAATGAATTTGGAGAAAGAGTTTTGTCTAACGATTCTACTCTCGGTATACCAACTAAAAGTAAGTACAGGTTCAAAATAAAATGGTCACAAGCGAACGATTTAACCATACAAACTAGAAGGCCAAGTTATTTGGTTCCTAATGTGAAAGAATATGGATGGGTTAATTCCACAACAGATCCGAACAATTCACCAAGTCAAACTGCGAAAAATCTTCAAGAAAGTTCTTATTATTTTGGTTTGGCGTGGAGTGGATATACAAATGGGTTTACTGGATCGGAACAGATAGATAGATTAAATGAAATAATTGATTGCGAAGACACTTTTTATGAATTTCAATTCAATAGAGTTTATACTGTATCATCATTAATTGACCAATACAAAAAGGGAGGGAGAGGTAGATTTATTGGAATTAAAGAAATTGATGATGATAGTTGTGATAGTACTATTAATAAGTTTCCTGTTAATGATGGGTTCAAAAACTTTGATTTGTTATACTTTTTATTTTCTATAATATTCACAGTGATTCAGTTTGTTGGGATAGTATTATTGATAGTTGCTCACTTACTTTTGTTTATTTACACAATTACAATTCAAGCACTTTGTGATTTGTGCCGAGTAAAACTTCTTGGGTTTAGACCCTTCCAATTTATTTGTAATGGATTGAGACTAAAATGTGAAACGAAAGATTTCACAATAAGACTTCCGATGATAACTTATCCTGATTGTCAATCTTGTTCATGTAATGAGGCTCAGGTGGATTCCAAAGCATTACTCGGTGGAACTAATGGGGTTTTATCTTATGTTTCATTTCCACCAAATTATATTGAAGGATTAGAGTCTATTTTTGGGGCTGATGGTACTCCATCTGATGATGTGCAAATAAAGTCCAATATTTTTGCACAGGCAATTGCTGGAAATAATGATGATGTTGTAGATTTGAATGTTTTCAAAACACCAAAATCGTCGGTAGTTAGATTTTTGTCAGACGAATCTGATGAAAGAAAACATTTTGCTTTTTCTGAAAGTTTAACTCTTGGAGAACGTATAAACATATTCAATACGAGACCTTCGTATTTTGACAACTTGAATAAAATAAAAGTAACTTTTGCAAAAGATTCAAACTTTGGAAAATTTCACTTTGACAATACAATAACAGTATTATCCAATCAGTTTTACGAATCAGGGCAATTATTAACTTCAGTAAATCCTGCGACCACAACAGATAGAAATTTTTTATATACTGCTCAAACTGAAAATACTATTGTTAATGGAATTACTGGAACCACAATCCAACAAGCAACCTCAATCAATGTAAGTTATGCGGTTACTCAAACGACTGACCAAACTGTTTTATATACATTACCTACAGGTAGTACTATAACAAGACAAGTTTATCCGCAAGACAGAGAATATTATCAAGTG